CCGTTAGCTGCTGAAATTGCTGCCCTACCAATACCTTTTACAGCCCATTCGGATAATCCTGTAAAACTTGAAATACCAGGTGCAACAAAATTTAAGCCAATAGTAAGTATTGTTGGTAATGGATTTTTGATAACACTTTTGACCATGTTAATGCCGTATTTAGCTACGCTCTTAACTACATTAAATGCACCTTTGACTACGCCACCCATTTTATTTAACCTCTATTTCAAATTCATAACCGATGATAGGGCCTGACTCACCATAAGCCCTAAGAGCTTTGTCTTTAACAACAAAGTTAATTGTGTTTGCTTTTCTTAAAATTCTTAAAACACTTGGAAACTCTGTAACACCTTTAATTTTTTTAAACCCTGCGTTTTTAAACGCTTGACCTAGATCTCTCAATGATTCCATTAAGTCTTCTTGTTTTTCTATTGTAAATAAATGCACTTCATCCGCTATAGGTGTATTCACATGATAGAATGCAAGCGTATCTCCACTTCTTAACATTCTAAATTGATCTGTTTGTAGTGCTGAATATACTGCGTCGTAAACTTCGTTCCAATCACCATCAGGATCTAACCTCTCTACAGTTCTTTTGACGATCTCTTCGGTCGAAGCCTTACCTTCTCTAAACTTAGGCTGTCTTTTCATCTGATATTTTTTATTGCTTTTTTTCATTATACGACCCTTTGATTCACTACATTCACAACCGCAGAAGCCCAATCTTGCCAATCTTCAAATTGATAAGGATCAGGTATAGCGTTATTAGAAAACACATCAATAGCGTTTAATCCCACCGCCCATGACTTCCATTCATCTTCGTTGTCAGAAGGTATTTGTAATTGTTGACCTGCATAAGCTTCGCACATCAATGAAGCCCATGATTCAAACGTATGATACCTTGGATCGTATACTAATGAAATAGTCATCGCTACGGTCTCACATCGCCAATATCAGCGCTTAATAATAGGTAACCTAATTGATAATCACCACCTACAACATTACTTTCAAACTTTAATCTTAGCTCTCTGCGCTGTTCACGCATGTCAATCTTTCCTGTATCTTGATCAAATACATAAGGACCTGTAGTTACATCTTGAGACTGAGCAAAAGGTCGACCTGTTACATATAAATTCATTTCACCGCTTTGTATAAAGTCAGGTTCTACGCGCTCAAGTCTTAGCCAATAATTAGCACCTTCGGCTGATTGTTGAGCAGGTCCACCTTGAACCCAACCTAAGTTATTTGTTTCAAAGTAGCTTGATATGGCAACAGGGGTGTTAGAGATAATAGAGTCTGTACCTATTTCATGTTGATATAAGCTGACAGTTGTCTGTATGTCAGAGCTTGCTAGATTAAGCTCAAAACCTGAGCCTGCGGGAATAAACTTTGCAGTAATAGTAATACTTCCTGTTGCCGTTGATGAAGCGTCTACAATGTAAGTACCTACACCACCATTACCTGAGCTAAATGCAGAAATTCTAGTACCTGCGGTAATTCCTGCTCCTGTGACATACTGACCTACATAAAGCGTACCTGAAGCTATTGCGGTGACTGTCATGACAGTGCCACTAACGCTACCTGTTACTGTAGCAATTTCTTGTGTCAATATATCATTAGCTAGATAACCTGAACCGTGATTAAACATAGTGACAGAAGTTACAATACCACCCGCCACAACAATGTTAGCTGTAGCACCTGTGCCTGTAGCGCTACCTGTTAATGCAACATTAGTATAAGTTCCGTTTGTATAACCTGATCCTGCATTTGAAATAGTTGGATATGATGTGATATAACCTTCAGTATTAATGTCCCAATCCATATTAATAGGATAGTGAAATACTTGAGAGAAGTAACCTGCTGATCTTCGTGACCCTGTTGACAAACCTGCGTCATACCAACAGTTTTCTCGGATGTTATAAATGATTGCATCATTACATTCTGTTGAGTCACCTCTAGGATAGAACCACCAAACCTCACCAAAACGAGGAACTTTAGTTGCGTAAATTTTTTGTCTTTGTGAATAATTTAAATTATCAAAGAAATAGTTTTGATTCATGGTGTTTGGAATTTCTTTTACAACACCGTTGTATAGCAAGAATCTATCAACACCACACCAATAATAAATACCGTCATACTCAATCACTGACTGTGATGACATGATAGATGTTTGAGATGAGATAATGTCATAACGCCAATAAAGCGTTGCACCGTAATCGCCACTGTTTGGTATTCCGATATTAGTTGGTGCGTAGCTTACGCGTATAAGAGAGTCAAGAGCCCAAAACAATCCTGAAGGAGCGTTAGAACCACCTCGAAGTGGAAGACCTTTTACTATTTTTGTAGAAGCTACGTTAGTTTCGTTTGCGTCGGCAGATACCCAATCATCTATATTACCCGCTGAATTATTTCTAATTAATCCGTTATTTCCGTATACAAATGTATATGGGTGTAAAACAACTACACCACCTGACACATCAACCTGATTATCAAAAGTTAATGTAACGCTTGCGTTTGTTGCTGTTGCATTGTTAGATAAAGTTACAGTTAGACCCACAATAGATACCACAGTAGTACTTGAAGGAATGCCTGTACCTGTTACTGTTTGTCCTGCACCTATTAATGCATTGGTAGAAGCTAGTGTAAATATGGGAGATGCGTTTGTAGTACCACCTACCGCTGTAAATACACCAATTGCTGACATCGATGTACCTGTGATATTCCCACCTAATACAGGCGTAGTAGTTTCGTTTGCTATATCGTTTAAATTTAAACCAGGGTGCGCAAGAAGTGTTTGATCACCGCTACCCTGAGCATCAAATGTTGAATCAAATTGCCAAAGGTTAGCGTCATTTGGGGTGAAATCTGAAAGAGTAAAATCAGTGACACCTGTACCAATGCCAAGATTATTGATTGGTAACGATTGAATACCATTGTTATACCCATTAAAAACTACATTAAATAAACCTTGAGGATCTAAAAATAAACCTCGAGAAGGACCTGCCATATTACCTGTAATTTCTCGATAGCCTAGTATTTTTCTAGGACGGCCACGTTGAAATCTTACCCACTGACCATCAGTATAAACTGCACGGTCAAACACCGTACCGTCACGCTGAATACCAGGTTGGGTATCAAGAGCAAAAACCTTCTTTGTCATTAGAAGGTTCCCCCAAGAACTCCCCCTGTAAAGTTTCCTGTGCCTGTTACAGCTAATCCTGAAGCATTCACTTCAGCTCTATTTGTTCCTAAAATTGATATATTAAATGAGCCTGAACCTGACCTAAAAATACCTGTTGAAGGTTCTGATGCAAAACTGAGTGATGGGTTAGGAGCGCTACCGTTAGCTAAAGAAGTCACAGAAGCACCTGCTTGTACAGTATTTGCGTTGTAGAAATTAACGCCATCACAGATTAATGTTGCTTGGTTACCCGCCGATACTGTTGCGGTTGCTCCACCGCCTACGCCTGTTGTAATTGTAAGTGTATTACCACCCGCATTAGTTTGATTACTTACAATATAGAACGCAACTACAGGAGGATAGGTAACAGTGACTGAACCTGATAGTGTACCTACATACTCTTGAATTAAAGAAGTTGCTTCCGATGTTGAAAGTGTATATGACCCTGATGTAACTTCTTTTGTAATTGATTGAAATAAGAACTGATTGCTTACACCATAACCTACAGTTATAAAAACAGAACCTGTACATACAATCATTGCAGATTCATTTGGTTGGAATTGTTTTGATGAAGCTAAATCAATTGTATTTCCGCCTTGCGCGTTTACAGAAACTGTTCCTGTGCCGTTATTTTTAAAGAAGAAAAACCAATCATCACCAATAGTACTTGCAACAGGTAGATTTACAGTACCTGCGCCACCACCCCAAACTTTTGTTTGTGCTCTATCGCTTGATATAAATGTATATCCTTCGGTAACAGAGGATGTTGGAGAAGATTGATTAAGAGTTGCTCCAATAGCTTTTAAACCAAGACCTGCTAATGTTGTTGCATCAGGATCTGAAGTACCAATACCTAACGCTATGTTTGACCATGTACCTGAAGCGGTAGAGTTATTAGTTAAGTAAAAATATCTTGTAGCACCTGCGGTAAGTGTACCTAGTGTTGCTCCTGTTGAGCTTTTAATAGTTAATGTAAAGGCACTTGGGTTCTTAATAAATGCGTCTTGACCTACTGATACTTGATTTGCGGGAGGCATAAATACAGACAAACCACTTGTTGATGGTGTAATGTCCATAATACGAGCCGCCACGCTTGTCGATATGTTGCCATTAACAGGCCATACAAGTGTTAAGTCAGCAGAGATTGAATACGATGCGTAACTCACATCGGTAGGTTGTATAACGTCTCCTGTAAAGGGGGAGGTGTATATAGTCATAATTAAGTATCAAGAACAGTTGCCTGTCTGTCTCCAATTCGTTGAGTATTTTCTGTTTTAAGCGTATTCATAATAGCTTGATATTGTGCTTGCCACATAGGAAGACGCTCGTCATTTTTTAAGAAAGGCATAGCTTGTAGGAGTGAACCATAAAGCATCGCTTGTGGCGCATATATAGTGAACCAATTAGTTTGGTTAGTAGAGTCTAGTGGCTGTACGCGTTCGTAGTACAAGACTTCAAAGTTATAGGTTGATGCGGGTGTAGGAGCAACTAACCAATTATCGTAGTTGTAATCGCAATAGAATTTAGGTACACCTGTTTGTGTGTCATCAGGCCAATACTCTCTAAGGTACTCATATTTGCGTAATAGAACAGGTTGGCGCTCACCTGCTACAGTAATGTTCATAGACACAGTCTTGTGCCAACGAGCAGGCTTTTGTAGCGTGTTTTGACCTACCGTAAATGTTGAGTTGGCTACATTAAGATTACCTAAAAACTTAATCTCAGAGGCAATCACTTGCTCTGCAAGCATAATAAATAGAGGTATTTTTTCTAGCGTAGCTGTATCTGTACGCTCGAGGTATGATTGAATGTTTTCAACCAAGCTATCATATGTCATTGCTACTGCTGTTGTCATTCTATACCCTTTAAAAATAAAGCACGCTCGTCATTACGGCGTGTGACTAACCCTTTAAATACCTTACCACCCGCTTTTGTATATTTAAGAAACTCGTTAGCGGCGCCTTTAATATCTCCGCGCAAAACCTTCTGACGGAGGGTCGAAGACTGTAGTCTCCCAAGACCACAATTAAAAGCAAAACTACACAAGCTATCGAATTGACCTTGTGTAAGAGGAACAGGACATAATCGTGTGACACCCTTTTCAAACCTCGCTAAATCTTGTCTTAAAATTTGATCAATTTCTTGGATTGTAAACGATCTATTCCATTCTGTGGGAAGAGATTTGCCGTCCCCAATCAAATGACCCACGCCCACTGTCCACAGTTTTATGGGATCTTGGTATGGCCTTAATCTTACACCTTCGTGGTGCTTGATCATTCTTAAAGCTTCGTTAGAAACCTTCATTTACCGCTATGCTTTTCCCATTGACGAGACCCAAAATAAAAGCCAATTATGCTCGCCACGATGGCCATCTCTTGGTCTGAAAACACTTCACCCATTGCTAATGCAAAGTCAACACCCGTCCATATAGCCCAAACTAAGCCTGCTACGTCAGTAAATACCAATAAACCTACAAAAGTGAATGCGACATAAGGACGTACTCTAGCGTTTAAATCCACTACATTTTGTGAAGCTTTTTCCATAAGAGTCTTGTCGTGATCATACAAAGCTGTTCTTTCTTGAGCGTAAGTCTCAGCCTCTACTTCTTGAAGCTTTATTTCTTCAATACGCTCTTGAGATTTAAAGCCTTTTTCAGCCATTAAAATCTGTTGATCCATAGCAAGTTTTGCCATGGTTTGCTCATGCTTTTGATCCGATTTATTTTGAAAAAACGAAAGTAAGTTTGGTAATCCTGATGAGAATATACCGAGTAATCCTGAAAGTATTGATAGCATATTAGTTTCCTTGTGGGTTAATCATAGCTGTGCGTAATTGCTTCATTTCATCTTTTACGTTAGCTTCGGTGTCTGTAATTTTATCTTGTGATGATTTAGCAACGCTGTTGGCTTCAATTGCACGACCGTAAGCTTCGTTTG